TTTCGCAAGCCTCGGTATCCTGACCGAGGTATCCAAGAGAGTCGATCCGGGCAGGATAGTACTGGCTGATGGTACCCGGATTGAGACTAAATCGGCGAAAGACCCCCGAACACTGGCTATGAGAGCGCCAGATGGGATCATAGGTTGCGAGGCATCCCAGTTAGACTTGGAGAGCTTTCACAGGCTGCGTGGAAGGTGCGCTCCAAAGCGGGGATGGCTGTTCCTCGGCGGGACTTTCGAGGGGTCTTTAGGCTGGTATCCCCAGCTATTCCAGTCATGGCAGTTCGGTACCGTAGACGAGCAGAGCTTCTCCCTGCCGAGCTACAGTAACAAGTACCTGTACCCGAAGGGTAAACTCGATCCTGAGATACTGAAACTCAAGGCAATGGCCTCCGATGAGTTCTTCATGGAGCGCATCGAGGGAATACCCAGCCCCCCGCAGGGGCTGGTATTCGGGGAGTTCAGGCCCGATATCCACATATCGGAAGATGCTAAATGGGTGAAAGGTGAGCCTGTACAACTGTGGATGGATCCCGGTTATGCAGGCGCATACGCCGTACAGGTAGTTCAAGAAATCAACGGCCAGATTTGTGTCATAGACGAGATATATGAGCAGGGCCTGATAACCAAGGAGATAATTGATATCGCGACATCGAGGCCGTGGTGGAAAGATGTCGATGGCGGGGTGATAGACGTTGCCGGTTATCAACATCAGGCCATGTCAGCCCCGGCAGAGATATGGGTGGAAGAAACAGGGCTTTATCTCGCTGCCCAGAAGATCAGGATCAATGAAGGCACTGAACGCCTGAAGTCCTTCCTGAAGATCAACCCCGAAACTAACGCACCGAAACTAATAGTGAACCCTAATTGTGCCGGGCTTTTGTCCGAATTCGGGACTTCGCCTAGTCCTTTTGATGGACAAACACGAGCCTATCGTTGGAAAATGGATAGAGATGGTAATATAGTAGGCGAAACTCCCGAAGATAAAAACAACCACGCTGTCAAAGCCCTGATCTATGGACTCGTTGATAAATTCGGGTACGGTCACCTTGGACACAAGAGCTTCATCAAGGTGAAGAGGTGGTAGTAATTGGCACGACGCAAAGTCGAAGATATCATTGATCTCGTAGATTCACACTACGATGTGACCGAACCGCTCAGAAAGAGAATGGACTCGGATCACCAGTTATACCGGCTCGATCCATATGACGCCGGTGACGGGTACCAGTCCTACACTTCAAACGAACCCCAGACCTACGCAGACAAGATAGTATCGTGGATATCCGATGCCGAGTTCATCATGCGGATTCCACCCAACGGCAACCCGCGTAATACTAGGGAAAACAATAACGATAAAGAACGCTTCATCATCGGGGCGCTAAAAGCTGCAAACGAAAGACTCCACCGCAAGATGCAACCCGATCTGCAAGGGCAGTTGGGCTGGTACATAACCCTGAGAGGGTGGTTCGCAGGTAGAGCTTTACTGGTCAAAGAAGATGACGAAACTACCCATGTGGATATCACACCGTGGGATCCCATGCATACCTACTGGGGTACCGATAATGACGGTCTGGCTTGGGCCTGCTACAAGGTCAAAAAGACCCGTAAAGAAATCGAAACCCAGTACAAGGTCAAGCTAGGCGAGATGAGACAGGATGAAGACGGGATAGATGTCTACGACTTCTATGACCGCGAAGACAATTTCGTAGTCATACCCAACAGATTCATCAAGAAACGTACCAAGCACGGGGGTAGCGAGGTTCCAGTATTCTTAGGGCCGGTAGGCTCCAACCCACTGGTTCAGTCGCTCGAATGGTCTTCGATAGAGGACACCGTCGAGGACTACGGCGAGAGCGTCTATAAGTCCACACGCGGTATCTATGACAACCATAACTTCATGATGAGCGTGATGCTCGAACTTACCGCACGATCCCGCAAGCAGGGACTAAAGATAATCAGTCGTGATGGCGGTAAGACACTAGAAGAAGACCCGTACAAGGAAGGAACCGAGATCTCACTGGCACAGGGCGAGGACATTCAACCCCTCGGACTACTGGAAATGGCTAGAGAATCCAGTGCGTACATGGGGCTGGTGTCAGGTGAGCTTCAACGAGGCTCCATCCCCCATAGCGTGTACGGTGAACTGCAATTCCAACTCTCAGGCTTTGCAATCAATACGCTCAGGCAGGGTGTCGAATCGGTACTATCGCCGAGGATCATAGCCCTAGAGAACGCATACAAACAGGTTTGCAACCTGATATGCGATCAGTACGCATCAGGTAGTTTTTCAGCTATGGAACTATCCGGTAGAGATAACAACAGGATGTACTTCTCGGAAAAGATAACGCCAAAGAAAGTAAAGGAAGGCGGGGACATAGAAGTTTCTGTCGTACCCAAACTTCCTCAAGATGATATGTCCAAGTACAGTATGGCGCAGATTGCAAGAGAAGGCCCCACGCCGCTCATGCCAGACCTCTGGATCAGGGACAACGTACTCGGTGTACAGGATGCAGACCAGATCGAGGACTCGATCAAGGAGCAGGTTGCGGAAAAGACCCTGCCAGAAGCAGGGCTGTGGAGCCTGTATCAAGCTGCACAGAAGCAGGGGCGTGACGATCTGGCTGAACTTTATCTTAACGAACTGATGGCAATACTCATGGAAAAGTCCAAGAAGATGCAGGAACTCATGGGTCCACCACCACCCCCGCCGGGTATGATGCCGCCCCCGCCAATGCCCATGCCACCGCCGGGAATGATGCCACCACCACCACCGATGGGGCCACCGATGGGACCGCCACCGGGACCACCACCAATGCCGCCACCGGGCGTAATGCCCCCGGCTATGGGTGGAGTTCCCCCGCCTATCCCAACTCCGCAAGCAGGACCAGTAGTACCTCCAGGGCAACCTAGGCCCGGAGCGCAAGGACCAAGAGGTTAATCATGGCAAATGGAATCGCCAAGCCGTCTGATATCAGGCCGGGTGGAGATAAGCTCCTGTTCACGTTTGAGGATTTTGCGAGAACTGATCCTACGCAAGCAACGACTGATTTCGAGAAATTCAAAGAAGCAAGGGAAAAGTACCAACAAGAAGTAAAGGACCGTAAGCCACTCAGGTTCAGCCTGGGTGTCACTCGTTCAGATCAGGAACGAGTGGATGAAATGCATCAGAAACAAGCAGAAGATAAAGCCAAAAAGATGTTCGATAAGGTAGAAGCAGATGCTCTGGCTCAACCCAAAGGTGATGCAGGTAAAAGTGCCAGTGGTGCGCCTATTGGCATTGATATCAACAGGATAAATGACTACACCAAAAGGGACCAGTATAGATACCTTATGAGAGAAAATACGCGGGGAGGGAAGACCGCGAGGGGTAAGCAGTTAATCGAACAGGCATATAACTATCACCTGGGTAACTATCTTTTGATGCACGTATTCGGGAGGGACCCTTCAAAGCCTTATGATCCTGAGGGGTACGCTGACGCTGTCGCGGAAGAGCAAGAGGCTATAGGTGATGGGAACACAGCCAGGATTAACAAGGCCCGAAACGAGCAATATGGTTATCTTGGGATTATGTCGTTTGCCGAGTACTTGCAGAAAGGACTTGACCCGACTTCTGACAAGGAAACATTCTATGACCAAGAGGCCCTTATACGAGGATATCAAAAAGCACTGGATGTAGAAGCAAGGGTGATGGCAAACAGTTATGACCACGTACCGGAAGGTGACCAGGATGCGATTCACTGGGAGCAGTCACTGAACCATGAGCTTTTCGACGGGGACAAAAGGAAGCCTAACGAAAATGTGCTAGATGCAATCATGTATGCCAGGATGGGCTTGAAGAGAGATCATCCAGTTATAACGACTATGACCCGAAAATATAATCAGGATCATATGATCGACCCGAATGCACCAGGCTTACTGAACTACATGGCATCACGCCCCGGCACTCCGCTTTATACTGACCTCGCAGGTGCCAAGCAAGATCAAGCAAAGTTGCAAGAGACAGCCGCGATGGTGAGAGAACAGCGAGGTGACCCTCCTGTCACTCCTCCTGCTGGTACTCCTGCTCCTACTGTCACTCCTACTGCAACAGGTACATTGGCAGGTACTCCTACTGCTGGTACCGATCCTGTTGACAGCAGGACTATTGGCAAGGGTATGGGGCCACTGGGTAGACCCCCGGCAGAGGGCA